GAACAGGCGCAACATGCGCCCTTCAAACTTGGGCATTACGGCCCACCGGAAGGTGAGCCATAAATACCTGTTGCAAGAATGCCCGATCAGGGACGCGCCTAGATGGTCGCGGAAGTCTTGTGGTTTGGCCTCGTACCATGCCGTGATGGCCTGGCTCGTCAACTGATCGGGCTTGGTCACTTACTTACGCTCCCAAGGCTTGGCAGCGGCTGGCGCTGCCTTGGTAGCCGCAGGACGCGCAGGGGCTGCTGACGCGGCTCCTGCGGGCTTGTAGCCCATAACGCGGTTGCGGGTAGGGTCTTTGCGGTCGATGTCCAGAACGATGGTAAACGGAACGTCGTTCAGCATATCGGTATCGGACAGGGCCTCAATGCCGCAAGCCAAGCTAATAGACTTGAGCGCAGCGCGGGCGATGTTTTCCGCGACCTCGTTGGCATTGTGGATGTTCAGGCGTTCCCAGATCTTGCGACCAGAATATTCACCCTCAACGATCTGGATAACCAGTTCGAGATATTCGCCAGTGCCGGACTTAGTGGCCTTCATCTGGTTCTCAGTCACGATGGCGAGATATTCGCCCCGTGGCAAAGGGTCAAAGTTGCCCTTAGGGGCTTCGTATGACGAAACGTCAAAGTCGATGGTAGCCATGTTTTCAGTTCCTATTTGATTGCGTTTGCAAATGCGTCCCAAGTCAGCGGAATGCTGTCGGGCAGATTGTAGCGGTTCTTGGCCATGTAGGCAGGGCGCTCAGTGGTGAACAGCATACGCTCCCCGGATGAGATCCCCCTGGCCACGGTCTTGTTAAAACCAACGTCGTCTTTCTTCACGATGGTCTTGTAGTTGGCGAACATAACGGCGTCCGCCCATTCCCGCACCACCGCGTTGCTGCGCTCTTGCAGCTTCGGCTGGTAGCGGTCAAACGGCTCGACTTCAGGACTGTCGAACCGCTTAATGGTGTTGTGTGCCAAAAGTATCACAGTCATCTGCTTATCGTTCCGCAGGGCGTTAAGCCCGTCCAGAACGTCGCGCCATTGTTGGGCTGCGATCATTGCGCCTTTGCCGTAGGCAAGGTCTTTGGCGTCGTGCTTAACTTCCATCTCACGATGGATGATGGCTTCAAGCCAATCCAAGCTGTCAAGCACCACCGTCTTGTAAGGATGGTCTTCTGCATAAAGTGCTCCAATGGCGTCCATGACGTTATCCAGTGAATGAGCGATGGGGAAATGCTCGACGTCCAGAGATCCCAATCCGTCCTCCGTGAGGATAAAGATCGGGTCAGGAGCGCCAGCAGCAAAGGTGGATTTGCCAATACCTTCGACGCCGTAGACCATGAGGCGCGGCGGCGCGGTGTTATCGTTGCGGCTAATGCTTTTAAGATCAAACGCCATCGTCGGTCTCCGGAAGGTCGATGCTGATAGCGGGCTTTGCCGCCTTGGTGGTGATGTGCTTGGCTAGCTTGCGCCACAGGTCGGGCCGCATCTCGCGGATCTTCTTAATACGCGGCTCGTTAAGCGTTTCCTTGTAGCGGATAACCTTGAAGTCATCTGCCCATTCGGCTGTCTCAGTGGTCAAGCTGGCATAATTGGCCTTAAAGCTCTCGCTGATATCAATGCCGATTTTGGTTCCATCGTTCAGCGTGAACGTAGACTTGCCTTGCTTGTTAGGCTTGTAATATGCAACGAGGGTTTCTTCGACCTTAAGGCGGCGAGCGTTCGCTTCCTTTTCGTCGGCTTTTGCCACTAACCAAAGTTCGGTCAGGGCCTTGAGGCTTGCATCTTTCATTCGTTTGCTCCGTTTGTGGAAGCCCCATAAGAAACCTATGCAAACCAAAATGCAATATAATTTTTTCTAATAATGTGGATTGTTTTCTCTCCCGGCTCGTGTAGCCTTGGAAGCCCAATCACAAGGATTTTATCATGGCCAGCATAAAAGGCCGGTGCGAACCGGCATATAGTGTGGTACGCCGCTTGGGCGGCGTCACACGCACCGCACTACTTCTCAGCCTTTCAAGCCCCGCAGTCAGCCGCTGGCTTGTGCCGTTCGGCTCGTTTGGAACGGGCGGCAAGATCCCTCAGAAGTACTGGGATGACATCTTGGCCTTTGCGAATCGCACTGGCATAGCGATTGACATCTACGACCTGTCTGGCACCCCCCGCCCATAAGGCACCCAATGGATAACTCAGAATTTCTTCGTGCCGTCTATGGCACGGTGCAGGACAATTACGGCTGGACCACCTCTTTTGCCTCCGATCCCAATAAGAGCGAGCCTACCGTATGGTCGGGCATGGCTTGGACGGGAACGCCAGGTCAGAGCAACATCATTGACCGGCGGGTCAGCGACAATAACTTCTTTTGCGTGTCCGTCATGGCCGCGCCGGATAAGAAGCGCCGGTCCAAGGATACGTTTGTTCGCCTCTGCGTTTTGCTAGCGGACGACGCCCAGCCTGACGATCTGTTCGGCAATCCGTCCTACATCATTGAGACAAGCCCCGGCAATTACCAGATCGGGATCTTGATCGACCGCGACGACGCGGACGCTAAGGACCAAGGACTTATTGATCTGGTCTTGCAGCGCATGGCAGCGGCAAACCTGATCGGCGCAGATTCCAGCGGCAACAATATTGTCCGCTATGGCCGTCTGCCGACAGGCTGCAACACCAAACAGCGTGACACAGGCACCTTTGCAACCAAGGTTTTGCAATCCGATTTGACGGCTTCATACAGCCTTGCGGATGCCGTGGCTACATTCGGTCTGGACCTTGACGAAATCCGGTCAGGCGCTCGCGCAGCGCCTTCAGCGGCCAAGGATTTGGACAAGACCAGCCTGACGGCGGTTGATCTATATAAGAGCCTCATAACCACCAATATGGATGAGCGGTCCTATCACGATCCCCTGCTGAAACTGTCCTCCGGCATGATTGCGGCGGGCATGGCCCCCGGCGCGGTGGTCAATAACTTACGCTCGCTCATGCTCGCAACGCGGCCAGAGACTGGCGCTGATCTCGCACGGTGGGAAGCTCGCTTCGGCCAAGACCTATCGCGCATGGTGGCCACGGCTGAGAAGTATGCGCCTAGCGAAGAGCGTATTGCAGAGATTGCCCCCGGCAATCTGTTCATGGGCATGGAAGCCCTTGGCGAGCGCACCCGCAATGTCCGTTGGGCGGTCAAGGGTCTGATCCCAGAGGACAGCATGGGCATGATCTTTGGTGCCTCTGGGACGTATAAATCATTCATCGCCATCGACCTGGCCCTTCACATGGCCCATGAAATGGATTGGGCCGGCGCCCGCACCAAGAAGGGCGCTGTCGCTTATGTCGCAGCAGAAGGCGGCGCTGGCATTTATCGGCGCTTGAAGGCTTGGCACGATCAGTTTGGCCTCGTGCCTGACGATAGTATCAACATCTGTATCACTCCCCTGCTGCTATCGGCCATTGAAGAGGTCAAGGCCATGCGGACTGCCATTGAGGCTTTGCCGCAGCCGCCCAAGCTGGTCGTGATCGACACCCTGTCCCAGACCTTCAGCGGTGACGAAAATTCGTCCACTGACATTGGCGATTATCTCCGGATGATCAATACCGAGATCCGCGCAGCGTTCAATTGCACGGTCATCGTGGTCCACCACACAGGCCACAGCGCCGCAGAGCGGCCACGCGGCTCATCTGCTATCACGGCCAATCTGGATTTTATCCTTGGCGTGTTCCGGCCAGATCCTGAGAAGCAGATCGCCCGTATGAGCGTCCACAAGATGAAAGACGGCGATAAGGTTGATGACGTGTTCTTCGAGATGGAGCGCATTGTCCTAGGACAGGACGACGACGGCGATGAAATATCGTCTTTGGTGGCTAAACACATGGAAGGCGTCACATCCGCTGCAATGGCGACAGATCGCGGCAGAGCGTCCAAATACGAACAAGTCATTATGAAACTGCTCATAGACGGCAGGGCGGTGTCAGAGCAAGAGATGGCCGCAAGCATCCCGAACGAGAATTCGACCTATGCCGCAAGGGGGATCAAGCGGTCGCTGCAAAAAATGAGCATGGCCAAGCAGATCGTCATGATGGGCGGCAAGATGTGGAAAATAGCCTAAAAAAATCCCCGGCTCGCTAATTAAAGCGTAAGCCGGGGAAGTTGGCTCGGTCCAGGAGAGACACGACTACAGATTGGTGTATAAGTGCCCCATCGTCAATGGGGGATTGAGGCCAATGGCTCTAAAATCAACTGACATTCCAGAAAGCGAATTTATAGCGGCTTGGGAAAAAGCCTATTGCAGCCCCCAAGGAACGGCAAATCTGTTGGGAATAAGTGTCAGGGGCGTTTATCTGCGCCGTGCCAATTTGGCCAACAAGGGCATTATCCTTCAAACCAATCCCCAAACGGCAGGACGCGGCAAGCAATATGGCTGGCAAACCGACGTAGGTCGGGCCTACAAGCGCCAGAACGATCTATGGTTAGAAAATGGCGTCATCGTAGTTTTCTCGGACGCGCATTTCTGGCCGGATGAAGATCAGACCATCGCCAACATGGCTTTGTTGGAATTGATCAAAGACCTTAAGCCCGCCGTCATCTGTGCCAATGGCGACATCTTCGACGGTGCCAGCGTGTCCCGGCACCCGCCTATCGGATGGTCCAAACTGCCCTCGGTCAAAGAGGAGCTAGAAATCTGCGATGAACGCTTGCACGAAATCGTGCTGGCAGCACCTAGCACCCGCCCCCAACTATTCTGGAACATCGGCAATCACGACGCCCGACTAGACCGCACCCTCTGCACGGTCGCGCCGGGGTTCGAAGGCACGATCATGCGGCTAGAAGACCGCTTCCCAGCTTGGGACATGGCGTGGTCGCTGAATGTAAATGATCATACGATGATCAAGCACCGCTATCACAACGGCGTTCACGCCACCTATAACAATACGATGAAATCAGGCCGCTCTATCGTCACGGGACACCTCCACAGGCTCGCGGTGACGCCTTGGGCGGATTACAATGGTCACAGATGGGGCGTGGACACCGGCACCCTGTCAGAGCCTCACGGGCCACAGTTTGACTATGCGGAAAACAATCCCAGCCCGCACACGTCAGGCTTTGCCGTGCTGACTTTCCGCAACGGAGAACTCCTGCCCCCCGAATTATGCTGCGTCATCAAAAACGTCGCATATTTCAGAGGGCAAGCGGTGATCGACGGTAACTAAGAGCCGTACACCTTGTTGGTGGCCCATACGCCAAGACGGCGCAGCCCTCGGTCACTGGCCGCAATCCGTGCCGCCGACAGCGTGGTCAAGCCCATGCGGCGGTGATGCTCGCAATATGAATGCTCGCCGGATCTCAGTTCCCCGCACATAAGGGCTTCGTCCGCTTGACCCAATGCAAAGTCTTCGACGATCC